TTTTAGAATTTTCAAAACTAAAAAATATTAAAGAAGAAAAAAATTTAAAAGAAAACGAAAGTGAATTAGTTGATTCATTAGTAGGCATGGCGGAAAGTATAAAAGTTTCTCAACTTACAGATTTAAAAGAAGATATAGATATAGAAAACGGACAGAGTGTTCTTTCAGAATTATCAGACTTCTTAACAGACACTAAAAAAGAAATATTTGTTAGAGAAAATCCTATACTTGCAAAAGCCACAGATCATTTAAGTGGCCAATTAATTAACGATCATTTAAAACCTGCTGACGACTATGAAATTAATAGAGATAATATAATTTCAAATCTTACAACTCAAGCTAAACATATTACAGAGCAAGTTACTACTGGTGATATATCTTTAGAAGGATTGAAGAAAGAATTTACTAGATTTAAGCAATTAACAAACCTACAATTACAATCATTAGGTGGCGGTGGTTCTACAAAAATCTCTGCTATGGATGATGTTGATACTTCAGCTCAGCAAGATGGTTATGCTTTAAAATATAATGCGTCAACAAACTCTTATGATTTTGGTGAAGTTGCTTCAGATTTATCTGCTCTTGACCAAAGTATTTTACCAGACGCAGCTAACACAAGAGATATAGGTTCAACTTCAAAGACTTGGAGAAATGGATATTTTGAAAATATTTATGTATCAGGTTCGACATTAGAAGTTTCAAATGACGCTGTATTAAAAGGTGATATACAATTAGGTGTAAACACAGGAGATTCTACAGAGGATACGATTACAGTTAATGGAAGATTTGTTTCTAATTTAGAGCCTCTTACTACAATAGCATATGATTTAGGATCGCCAGAAAGAAGATGGCGAGATATTTACCTATCAGGAAATACAATTGACCTGGCAGGTGCAACAATTTCAGGAGATGGTACTGGTGCAATTCAAATATCTGCTACAGGTGCTACTCTACCATCTGGTTCAAAAATAGGTACAGAGCCAATCGCAAAAACAGACGCTCAAGGATTTAGTGTCAAAGATGTTCCTTTATTTACAGTGGCTAGTGGTTTAAGTACAAGAGCTACAACCTTTAAGATGTCAGCAGCTGGCGGTGCAGGAGCTTCAGTATTTGTGAATAAATTTAAAAAATCAGACGGAAACGTACAAGGAAAATTTGAATTATTTACCTTTTAATTGAGTTATAAATAGTATCAGGAGAATTTAAATATGGCAGTAAAAACACCAATAAGAACAGTATTTGATGATTCAAATAACGCTACTGGTCTAGCAGAATTTCAATCAGGTGAATTTATAGGTTTAACACACGGCGGTTTAGGTGCTTCACTATCCATAGGTAGTGCTGGCCAGGTTTTAAAAGTAAACTCAGGAGCTACAGCACTAGAATTTGGTGTTGTTGAGGCTGTTATCAATATAGATAATGCTACGGACTTAACTTCAAATACATTAACTACAAGTGATTTACTTATTGCTTCAGATGGTGGTACTGAGGGTAGAATTAATTTAGCACAAATTGATACATTATTTTCAGGTACAAGTAAATCTCTTACAAATAAAAATTTAACTGCTACATCAAATACTTTTAATCCAATAACGATTGTTGACGACAGTTCATCTGCTTCTACAATTGGTTTAGGTGAAACTTTAAAAGTTACAGGTACTGGTGGTATTACATCAACTATTTCAGGTGATACACTTACTATTGCAATTGATGGTTCTATTGTAACAGAATCTTCAACAGACACATTAACTAATAAAACTTTAACCAGTCCTAAAATAAACGAAGATGTTGCAATAACAGCTACAGCGACTGAATTGAATTATGTAGATGGTGTAACATCAGCTATTCAAACACAATTAGATGATAAAGCTACTAAACCATTTGCTATCGCTCAAGCGATTGCTCTAGGTTAATCATTTACCACATATATAAATAGTTCCATAAACTATATTAATTATGAAAAAAATATGTATCGTTGGTGGTGGAACAGCAGGTTTAATCTCTGCTTTAATTTTAAAAACTCGTTTTTCATCTCTACAAATAGATTTAGTAAAATCAGATAAAATAGGTATCATAGGTGTTGGTGAAGGATCAACTGAACATTGGCAAGAGTTTACTAATTTTGTAGGTATCGCATTAAAAGAATTAATTACTGAAACAGACGCCACATTTAAGGGTGGTATAATGTTTGAAGATTGGACAGAAAAACCATATTACCATAATGTAATAGATGATATACTTAATATTAAGTGTGGTCAGTATCAATCAGGTTATGCTCATGCGATTATTAATAATTTAGAATCAATTGATTATACAAATAAACATAACTGGTCTAATAGAATAAATCCTGACAATTTACCAAAACAATTTCATTTTAACACATTTAAATTAAACAGTTTTCTTCTTAAAAAATGTAGAGAGAGAAATATTAATATATTTAATGATGAAATAACAAAAGTAAACATAGAAAATGGTCAGATACAAAGTATCGAAAGTGATTTAGAAAAATACGAACATGATTTTTATATTGATAGTACAGGTTTTAAAAGATTACTAATATCTAAATTAGGTGTTAAGTGGCAATCTTATTCAGAGTATTTACCTATGAATGAAGCTATTGCTTTTCCTACTCCTGATACAGATGAATATACACCTTACACTTTATCTAAAGCATTATCTTCAGGTTGGATGTGGAGAATACCTACAAATGGTCGTTGGGGAAATGGTTATGTATTTAATAACAAATATATAAATGCTGAACAAGCTAAAAAAGAGTGTGAAGATTATCTAGGATATGAAGTAGAAATAGGCAAAAATATAAAATTTGAAGCAGGTGCTTTACAAAAAGCATGGGTTGGCAATTGTGTTGCTACAGGATTAAGTTCAAGTTTTATAGAACCTTTAGAAGCTTCTTCAATAGGCACATCTATACAACAAGCATTTATGTTAATGCACCTTATTATAAATTATAAACAAACAGATATAGATTTATATAATACAAGATTTAACTATATTGTAGAAAATACGAGAGATTTTGTTTTATTACATTATCTTACAGGTAAAAAAGATAGTGACTTTTGGAGAGAGTTTAAACCTAACTTACCAGACACACTAAAAAATAACTTAGATAAATGGCAACATAGGTTACCTATAGAAGAAGACTTTCCAGGAAATTATCAATTATTTAACGAGTTTAATTTTGCAATTATATTGAAAGAGTTAGACCTGATAAACAAAGTATCTATTAAAAAGGAGTACGATAGTTTATCGGATCATTTTAAAATCTATACAAATAACATGATAGAACAACATAAATATCATTTTAAAGATAGTTCAAATACTTTAGGACATAAGAAATATCTACAGTCCTATTGTTATAAATATAAGTAGAACGAAGGATTTAACACAAAATGGCAACTCCAGCTACAAGAGAGAATTTAAAGCAATACGCATTAAGAACATTAGGTAAGCCTGTAATTGACATAAATGTTGATAACGACCAATTAGAGGATAGACTTGATGAGGCTTTACAATTTTATGCTCAATATCACTATGATGGTATTAGAAGAACGTATTTAAAATATAAACTTACAGCTGCTGACAAAACAAGATTAAAAGCCTCAACACCTAATTCAGAAACAGCGACGGAAACTGCTACAGGCACATCTTCAACTTTCTACGAAGCAGATAACTATATTGTAATTCCAGATAGTGTTGTTGCAATCACAAATATATTGCCTTTTACAGATAAAGCGAGTATGAATATGTTTGATGTTAGATACCAATTAAGATTAAATGATCTATATGATTTTAGTTCTACATCTATTATAAACTACGATATGGTTTTGAGGCATTTAGATTTCTTAGATCAAATACTTGTAGGTATGAAACCTATAAGATATACTCAACATGACAATAGACTATACATTGACATGGATTGGGTAAATGATATTGAAACAGATGAGTATATTATTATCGACTGTTACCGAAAATTAGATCCATCAACTTACACAGATGTATTTAATGACATATGGTTAAAAAGATATGTGACATCCTTATTTAAAAGACAATGGGGCGCTAACTTATCTAAGTTTGATGGTGTCACTATGATTGGTGGTGTTACATTAAACGGATCAAAATTATTTAACGAAGCTCAGGATGATATTCAAAAACTAGAAAAAGAAATAAGAGATAACTACGAAATTGTACCTAGTTTTTTAATGGGATAAAAATGACATGCCAGTTAACCATTACTTTCAAACAGGAAACGGTATCGGAAGTGCCGCTGAAAAAAGATTACACGAAGATTTAATAATCGAATCACTTAGACAATTCGGACATGATGTCTATTACTTACCACGAACATTAGTTAATAAAGATTTAATACTAGGCGAAGATGTTGCTAGTAAATTTCAAAGTGCATTTCCTATTGAGGCTTACTTTGAAACTACTGAGGGCTTTGCTGGTCAACAAGAATTAATTAACAAATTCGGTTTAGAAATTAGAGATGATACTACCTTTAT